TTGAGGAAATCTGGTCAGGTAGTTGGGCAGGTAAAATAGATGGTAATCCATTTATTGTGCGTGGTGGCTATAACTGCCGCCATAGATTTAGGGCTGTATTTTAAGGAGACAATCATGCCACAAGGTAAAGGTACATACGGTAGTAAGGTAGGACGACCCAAAAAGAAGAAGAAAACCAAGAAATAATTAATATGCTACAATGTTAATTCACCAATACTCTATAAGAGGTTCGTAACATGAGCGATGAAATCATGGCAACAGAAGCTGATACTGAGACAGCGGCAGTAGAAACTCAGGAAACCAAGACCTTTACTCAGGACGAACTAGATCGAATTGTTGCGGATCGCGTAGCAAGAGAGCAAAGAAAGTTCGATAAGAAGATACAAGGCATTGATCTGGATGACGCAAAGGAACTGATGGCAAAGCGTGAAGCCGCAGAACTGGAACGACAGAAAGAGCGTGGCGAGTTTGATTCTATCCTGAAAAAAACGGTCGAAAAGAAAGATATGGAAATACAGAGTTACAAAAGCAAGTTGCAACAGACGCTAGTAGATGGAGCGATCTTAGGTGCGGCTTCTAATAATAACGCTGTCAATCCAAATCAAGTATCACAGTTATTGAAAGACCAGACCAGACTATCAGACGATGGAACGGTTGAGGTGCTAGACGGTAACGGTGTGCCGCGATACAATGACAGCGGTGATCTGCTATCAGTTAATGAAATGGTATCAGAATTTTTAACAGTAAACCCACATATGGTCAAAGCGTCACAAGGTGGCACAGGCTCGATGGGTAACACTGGTGGCTCTACACAGAAGCCTCAATCTGTGGCAGATATGGTTGCTAACTGGAGTAATGGCGGCAAAGAAGCATTTGCCTCTATGAAGAAAAAGTAACCACCAAACCACTATTTAATTTTTTGAGGATACAATCATGGCCGCAACAACTTCAACAACTCTCGACGATCTCTTTGTAAATATCGTCGCACAAGCACGTTTCACTGCTGAAGAGCAATCCCTAATGATGGGTCTTGTTACTCAGTACAACATTCAAGCACAAGCAGGAAAGACCATTCAGGTTCCTAAGTACCCCGCCATTGCCGCGGCAAACTTGACCGAAGGAACTGACATGACTAGCACTACTGTTTCTACTTCTTCGGTTTCTGTAACTGTAGGAGAGGTAGGCGCACAGGTTCTATTGACTGACATGGCTACTTACGGAGACGGCAACCCTGCTGTTGAGTTAGGTACTGTTCTTGGTAACGCTATTGCTACTAAGATTGATACTGATCTGATCGCTTTGTTTGACGGTTTCTCTGGTTCTATCGGAACCGCAGGAGCAGAGATCACTGTAGCTGACCTATTTAAGGCCGCGGCTACTCTACGTGCCAACAAGGTCACTGGAACTATCAATGCTGTTGTACACCCATATCAGGCATACCAGTTGAAAGCTAACCTAACTAACACCTTTGCTAACCCAAATGGTGGCGACTTGCAGAACGAAGCAATGCGTAATGGTTATGTTGGTACTATCGCAGGTATCAATGTATATGAGTCTGCTAACGTAGCTATTGACGGTAACGACGATGCTAAGGGTGCTGTATTCGCTCCAGAAGCATTGATGATCGCTATGAAGCGTGACTTCAACATTGCGCCTCAGCGTGATGAGTCACTACGCGCATTCGAGTTAAACGCTACTGCTGTATATGGCGTTGCTGAACTTGATGATGCATTCGGTGTTGAGATTCTATCTGACTCCGCATTGTAAGACTGACTGCCCCTTCCTCGGAGGGGGCTTTCTTATGAGGGACATATGGCTATAACTTATCGCGGTGAAACCTTTGAAGGCTACAACAAGCCTAAGCGCACCCCTAAGCATGAACAGAAAAGCCATGCTGTACTGGCGAAAGAAGGCGACAAGATAAAGCTAATTAGGTTCGGTCAGAAGGGTGCAGATAACAAGCCGCCTAGAAAGAACGAATCAGAAGCAGACAAAGCTAAGAGGCGATCGTTTAAAGCGCGATTTGCCAAAGACATAGCTAGAGGACGTAAAGACAAAACCGCATCAGCGGCATACTGGGCAGACAAGGTGAAGTGGTAATGGCATTTTCTAACGATACAAATTTAACTGATTTACTCCCAGATATATTGACGCTCGGCATATCATCTTTTGCTGATGATCACGCTAAAGCGCAAGCAGATATTGAGCGTGAATTACGCATTAAATGGTGGCCGCGAAAGAATATTGCAGGTGAGATGGACAACACTAAACTGACTGACTCTCAGTTTACACGTACTGCGTCTTATTTGGTGCTATGGCGTTATGCCTTACCGCAACTTACTAATTGGGTTGATGGGGACAGATTTCAAGGCATGATAGAATTCTATAAGGCACGATACGGAGAAGAGTTAGAGTCAGTGCTGTCTGATGGCGTTGATTATGACGAAGATGGCGATGGCGTAGTTAAGGAAGATGAAAAGCAACCTGTAGGACAAAGGTTAGACAGGTAATGGAATTTACTGTTGACGCTAATTTTAAACAAGCATCTCGTGCTTTAAAAAAGAGAGGCAAAGATTTAAGATCAAGCGTAAAGAAAGCCTTGTTGATCACAGGATTAAAAGGCATAGAAATTATAGAGGATAGAACCAGTAAAGGAAGAAGTTACAAAGGTTCATTCTTTAAGAAATACAATGCTAAATATAAAGCATATAGACTTTCAAGAGGCAGAAGCAGTAAGCCTAATTTAGAGTTCACTGGAAAAATGCTTGGTAGCATGGCAGTAATATCTAATAGCAGACAAGCTGAGATTTACTTTACCAGAGGCACTGAAGCTAAGAAGGCGGCTATGAATGAAAAGAAAAGACCGTTTTTTGGATTTAGTCGAAATGAGAAAAAGCAACTTGGTAAAGTATTTGAAAGGTATTTGAAATGAGCGTAAGAGAAGAAATAGCTGAAAATATTGTTACTACACTGCAAGGCATTACAGTCCCTGTTGCTGTAAAATATGCTACTCGTGAGCCGTTTGACTTTGAGAAACTGTCCAACGCTCAATACCCTGCTGTCTTAGTGCGTAGTGCTGATGAAAGCAGAGAAGATACATCGATAGGTGGATCGATAACCCAGAGAATGGGTACAATTAATTATGACTTGGTTTGTTTTGTTAAAGGCTCTGCGATTGACAGCGCAAGAAACAACATAATCGAAGCGATTGAAGAAGGTCTTGACGTTGACCGTACTAGAGGCAGTAAAGCCATAGATACGCAGGTAGTCAATGTTGAGATAGATGAAGGTTCTATTGATCCCATTGGTGGGGTCATTATTACAGTCCGTATTGTATATCAGTATACTCGCGGCACAACTTAACTTAACTTAAAAGGTACATATCATGGCGACTAAAACAGGCGCATCTGGAGTAGTAAAAGTACAAGTCTCAGGCACGACTGTTGCCGTGGTAGGCGAGGTACGTTCTTTCACGTTTGACGGTTCAGCAGACACTATCGAAGATTCAGTAATGGGCGATTCTTCTAGAACTTACAAGCAAGGCTTAAAAACTAACACAGTTTCTATCGAATGTTATTGGGATGAAGCAGACGCACAGCAGTTAATTCTTGACGAACGTGCTTCTGTAGATTTTGAAATCTATCCTACTGGCACTGGTTCGGGCGAGACTTTCTTTTCAGGCGGTGGCATTGTAACTTCTCGTTCTATCAGTGGAGCATTTGATGGAATGGTTGAAGCAAGTTTCACCATTCAGTGCAGTGGAGATGTAACCGAAGCACAAGTATAAGGGGATTTAAACCATGGGATTAGCAAAAGAGTTACGAGGCAGAAGAAAGTTATCGGCACGAGAAGTATTAGTGCCTGAGTGGGGTGACGAATCTGGAGCATTTAAGTTATATTGCAGAAGCATTACGTGCTATGACTTAGATCAGTTACAGAAGAAGCACCCTAACTTTTTAAACAATATGACTATCAGTGCAATGGTAGATTTGATTTGCATGAAGGCAGAAGATGAGGGCGGCACTAAGCTGTTCGGGTCTGCGGAAGATAGGATAGATTTGATGGGCGAAGAAACAAGCGTCATATCAGAAATAGCCAATCAGATGTTTGCTGAGATAGAGTCTGCCGAGGAACACGAAAAAAACTGAGAAGCGATCACTCACGGATGACCATGTTATCTCTGGCTGATCGCCTTCACATGAGTATTGCTGAAGCGGAACAAACGCCCATTAGTCATTTGAACGAGTGGGTTGCATATCACAAAATAGTTGGCGAGAAAAATGATTAACCCTATTAAAATTGCTATTGCAGGTCTTGATAACACAGAAGCAGTATTTGCGGCAGTACAAAAAAGGTTTAGGAAACTTTCTGCAACTATCGACAAGGTTAAAAACCGATTCCCACTTTTAAGTGCATCATTTGCAAAAGTTGGTGGCTTTCTTAAAAGCGCAATATCTTCTATTGTCAAAAGCGCATTAGCGATGGGGGCGGCCTTTACGGTTGCCTTATCCGCTATCACTATCAAAACTATGTCCTCTATAGATGCACTAGGGAAGATGTCATCTAAAATAGGAACAACGGCAGGGTCTCTTGCTAAACTCCAATTTGCCGCAGAGCAGACAGGCGTATCTGCTGAAACTATGGGTATGGCAATGCAACGCTTTACTCGGAGGGCGGCAGAAGCGGCCAGAGGTACTGGTGAGGCTAAAGGTGCATTAAAAGAATTAAATCTAAGCGCGGCTGAGTTAATTAAGATGCCGTTAGAAGATCAAGTCCTTGCTCTTTCCAAATCTTTTGATAACGTAGAAACATCTGCTGACAAAGTTAGACTAGCTATGAAGCTGTTTGACTCGGAGGGTGTTGCCCTTGTAAACACGTTAGGCGCAGGTTCTGACGGCTTACAAGCAATGTTTAATGATGCTGAGGCATTGGGTCTAGTTTTATCTGAGGACGCAGTAGACGGTGTAGAAGCCGCTAATGACTCCATGAATCGTCTTAAGACGTTGTTTGTTGGATTTAGCCGACAAGCCGTTGCCGCGTTTGCTCCTGCGATAGATGAGATAGCAAAATCATTAACTGAACTTGGTTTAACAGCCGCTGATGGTGATGTTCAGAATATTGGTGAAGTGATTGCAAAGTCTATAGTTAGTGGTTTAATTTCTGTAATCGAAGTTATAGAAAAAATGATGAATGCGTTCGGACAAATGGCGCATAAGATACAAGCTATATACAAAAGTTTCTTTCCTGATGAAGAAATGAAAAAAGATCAAGAAAGGGTGACCGAAATTGTCGGGATATTAGGCCAACTTGGGCGCGGCAATTCAATCTCAGGTAAAGCCCTTTTTGCTGACATCCCTGCACTTAAAGCAGAATTAGCGGCTCTGCAAGAAAGTCTTTCTGGTGGCGAGTTTGTTCCGTTTGATTTTAGTGCTTTGATCGAAAAGCTATTAGAGGTTAATAATGCAATAGAAAGTGTAAAAGATAGTGTAGAAGAAATAAATGAAGTTGCTGTTAAAGCGATAGATGGAAGAGATTGGTTTAGAAAACTTATTGACTCTGCATTAGATTTCAAAGATATAGCAGGTGAGGCTTTTGGAAGGGTAGCAGGCCAAGTTTTCGACTTTGATAGCGCAATGAATAGCCTAGTCACTGGCTCTATTGATGCAATGGTTCAGGGTTTCTCTGACATGATGACAGGCGCTAAGAGTTTTGGTGACGCTATGAAGGATATGGCAAAAACCGTTATTGATGCTCTAATGAAAATGTACATTAAATATCTGATCGTTCAGCCGCTGTTCGACATGATGTTTCCAGGGAAAAGGCCAGGTTCTGAAGGATACGCGCCAAAAGCATTAGGTGGCCCAGTACAAGCAAATACTCCCTATCTTGTAGGAGAGCGTGGCCCAGAACTATTTATGCCTAACTCTGGCGGCAACATTATTCCAAATAATAAAATGGGTGGCGGTGGAAGTAGTGTTGTAGTACAGCAAACCATTAACGTAACTACAGGCGTACAGCAAACCGTACGTGCTGAGATCGTCCAGTTAATGCCACAGATTGCCCAAGCCGCTAAAGGTGCTGTTGTAGACGCTAGGTTGCGCGGTGGTAACTTCTCTAAAGCAATGGCAGGAGCATAACAGATGCCTTTATCTTTTCCCTCAGTAGGCATACAGAATATGTCAATGAGACTACGCAGGGTGGTTGCTGTTGCTGAATCGCCATTTACTTTAGATACTCAGGTATATACTCATCAAGGCGCAAGATGGGAAGCAGAGGTATCACTACCTCCATTAAGTCATGCAGAGGCACGATCAGTTGAAGCATTTATTGTTGGCCTTATCGGAAGGGAAGGCACTTTTACTTTTGGCAATCCTTTACATACAAGCACTCTTTCGGATAACACTGTTAGTAGTGCCGCTATAAGGGCAGAGTCATTTACACTAGGCTCAGGCACAGCCGCAGTAGCCGCAGGAACGTACTTTGAGTTAAATGATTACCTTTACCTAGTTACGCAAGATAAGGCGGCAGGAGCGACTACATTAAACTTTCAGCCACCATTAAGAGTTGCCGTTACTTCTTCTCAGGCTGTAAAATACAACCTGCCTAAATCTCTTTGGCGTATGACCTCTAATGATATTGGTTGGTCGATTAACGAGGCTAGTATTTATGGATTTACATTTGCTTGCGTGGAAGCATTATGAGTAGAACCCTCACCACCTCAATGCGTGATGCGCTTGTCGCTGATACGGTTAGACCTATCTACCTTGTCAACATGGAGTTTGATCAAAATATTGCGGCAGGGACTTTTGTTACAGGTCATAAATATAAAATAGTTAGTCTTGGTACTACTGATTTTACAACTATTGGAGCAAGCGCGAACACGGTTGGAGTGACTTTTACTGCAACTGGTGCAGGTTCAGGTTCTGGAATTGCAAGTGAAAGCCCTGCCGAATTAAACGTCTGGTCTGGCGTTGGTGATCTATCTTATGGTGGTGAGACTTATCTTGGTGTTGGCGATTTATTAGGCATCAGTGAAATCAAAGAGAGTTCCGATATCTCAGCAACAGGAATGAACATCAGCCTAACAGGTGTTAAATCATCTTTAGTTGCTGTAGCAAAGGATCACGAATATCAAGGCAGACCACTAACGGTTCGGCTTGGTGCATTCGACCCATCGGGTAATTTAGTAGCTGACCCTGTTATTATCTTCTCTGGCTTTATGGATACGATGACTATTTCCGAAGCAGGGGAATACTCAACCATTTCTATTGCAGTCGAAAACAAACTTATTGCTTTTGAAAAAACAAAGGTAAGACGATATACAGCAGAAGATCAGAAGATTGAACACCCTACAGATAAGGGCTTTGAGTTTGTAACAGCTATTGTAGAGAAAGAAATTATCTGGGGTAGACCAACAGGCGCGGCAGGTGGTGGTGGCTATGACGGATCTGAAGACAGTGGAAATAGGCATCATGCATGATAATAGCTCACGAGTGTCTTGCTAATGTTAAGGAAGATATCAAGCCTCTGCTAGATAAGCACTGGCTAGAAACAGAGCCAAACCAAGAAACAATTTTACTCAATCCCGATTGGGAGCAGTATGCCTTGTTAGATTTAGCAGGGGTTTTGCATATTTTTACAGCTCGGAAAGAAGGAAGCCTTGTTGGGTATTTGGTAATGATGATTTCAAAAAGCATTCATCATAAAGATCACTTTTTTGGTTCTACCGATGTTATTTACGTAAAACCTGAGTATCGCAAAACACATACTGGCGCAGATTTAATTAAGTTTGCAGAATCACATTGTAAAGAAAAGGGTGTTTCTTTAATGACGCTTAACATGAAGGTAGAATTCCCATTTGATCAGCTAATGACTACAATGAGGTTTGATCTTCTTGAGCGTGTTTATTACAAATGTTTTTTAGGAAAATAAAATGGCATCAGTAGTATTAGCAGGATTAGCAACCGCAATAGGTTACGGACTATCTTTAAAAGTATTTGCGTTTAGTTGGGCTTATTTTGCTTTAGGCGCAGGTCTATCTCTTGTATCTCGTGCATTAATGCCTAAGCCTGATATTGGCACTCAGATGGGTGGTCAGTCTGTAATGACCAGAGAGGCGGCTCATTCTCGCAAGATTATTTATGGTCGTGCGCGTATTGGCGGTAATGTTGTCTACTTAGAATCAACTGGCGATGATAACAAATACCTCTGGTTAGTAACTGCGATTGCAGGACATGAAATAGATGCCTATGAGGAAGTTTGGTTTAACGACAAAAAGGTTTGGGATGGCGGCTCATATGTTGATAACTGGGGGTCGTATGTTGATATTGGTTTCTATAAAGGAGATCAAACGTCTGCTGATAATGCGTCAGAACGAGGCACGGCAAGTTTAGTTTCTAATTCAACAAAATGGACTAACAATCACAAGCTACTAGGCACAGCTTACATGGTAGTCAAGCTAACCTATGACCAAGAGCAATTTGCTCAAGGCTTGCCAAACATATCTACTGTCATACGTGGTAAAAAAGTATATGACGCACAAAAAGACAGTACAAGCGCATATTATGAGTCCAGTTTAGGAGTTAGTACTCAAAGAGAAGGCGATGCTTCAACATGGCAGTGGAGCCAAAACCCCGCGCTTTGCGTTAGAGATTATTTAACAGATACTAAATACGGATTAGGAGAGTCTGCTAGTAATATACTTGCATCATCAATAGATACTGCAAAAGATGTTTGTAATGAAGCTGTCGATCTAGCGGCAGGTGGAACTCAGCCGCGGTACACGATGGATGGAGTGGTTGATACTGCTAACTCTATTAAAGCAAACATAGAAAACATGGTAGGCGCAATGATTGGCCGCTTGGTTTATTCTGGTGGTAAGTTTGAGATTCATGCAGGTGAGTACGTTGCTCCTACGGTAACGATTGATGAGTCAATGATGATTGGCGAGATTAGCGTTCAGACTAAACAGTCAAGACGGTCAGCCTATAATGGCGTGAAGGGAGTTTTCTTAAGCGAAGAAGATAACTATATCCTTGCTGATTACCCTGCACAAATATCCTCTACTTACGCGGCTCAAGATGGCGATCCAATCTATTTGGATATGCCGCTTCCATATACTATAAATAATGTACGCGCTCAGAGGATCGCACAACTCGCTCTAAGGCGATCTAGGCAACAAGAATCTATTACTATTCCCTGTAACTTAAACGCGCTTAAATTCAAAATAGGGGACAATATAAGCGTTACAAACACACGCCTTGGATATTCAGCTAAGGTGTTCGAGGTTGTTGGCTATTCGATGGGCTTTAATTCCGATCAAATGGTTGTCAACGTCGATGCTATTGAAACTGCTTCTTCTATTTGGTCTTGGGATGAAGATGAAGAAGTATTCTTAGGTGCAGGTGAAGTTGATATTTATGACGGAACAAGCACTACTGCTCCTGCAAGCATTACTGTAACAGCGGATACCTTTATATCATCGGATGGTACATCTAGTGCTTCTTTTGATGTTAGTTGGCCTGACTCTGTTGATGCGTTTGTAGATCATTACGTTGTTGAATGGAAAGAAGGAACGCAAGCAGGAAGTTTTATTGCAGGAAAAGAATACAAAATTTTGGTTGTTGGCGACACAAACTTTGCGTCAATAGGCGCATTAGCTAATACAGTCGGTGTTACTTTTACCGCCACAGCAGTTGGGTCTGGCTCTGGAATAGCAGTGCAGACAGGCATTTATTATTCACAACAAAGTAAAGTTTCCCCCTTACAAATTGTTGGTTTAGACCCTAGCAAAACTTATGATGTAAGACTTAAAGCAGTAAATGGACTGTCGGTATCCAGTAGCTATGTAACCGCACAAGCAGTTCCTGCCGCTGATAGCACTGCTCCTGATGTTCCAACGTCTGTATCAGCAGTAGGTGAATACAGGCAAATTACAATATCTTGGACTAACCCAACGCAAAAAGATTTATTGGGTGTTGAAGTATTTAGATCGCCCACTGGACTAGATAACAGTTTTTTCTATGTCGGTAATGGCGACACTTCATTTATAGACACTGATTTAGAAACGCCTAAAACTTATTATTACAAAATTAGGTCGTATGATCGATCTTTCAATAAATCAGACTACGCGGCTACAGTTAGCGCAACATCTCGCAACGTCAACATTACTGCCCCTGATAACCCTGATGTAATTATCTACGATGGTGAGTCTGGATTACCTCCTTCAGTAACAAGCGGCAGAACTTTACTTGATACCAACACAAGCACATTCTATTTAAAGCAAGATTACAAAGAACATTTAGAAATGCGTCTGTCGTACCCTGTTGGCGCACTTACATCAGGTTCAATATCGGGTGAAGCAAACTCAATTAACGCAGTAATGGCAGAGTTTAAGTTTCAGGTGTTTTATGCGCCAATAAGCGACCCAACAAATTTTACGCAATTTGGCGAAGGTATTAATAAAGACGTTACAACTACTAGAAAAACCAATACAACAGATTTAAGGGTTGGTTATTACATAAAAACGACTGATCTTGGTAGCGGTAATTTTAAAGCAGAGTTGCAAACAAAATCAGAAGTCAATGCTCTATACCCATCGCTAAGTGGTCGTGATTTAGGAAATATCGATGATAATTACAATCTAACTAGGCGTATTATTCAGTATGATTTTCCTGCAGGGGAATACGTTTTTAAAGTTGTTGTAGTTGCTGTTAATGGTAGCTATACACCTTACCCATCAACTGGAAGCCCATCTGTTTCACTGAAAAGAACAGTTACTCCTATTGGCTATCAGGCGGTTAAAAAAAGCGGTTATTCAATCGCTTTTGAGCCTTATTACCAACCTATTACAGTATTTAGAGATGAAGAAAGTAATGAAATTGTAAGACTAAGTGAAGGAACAGATACTTTAGAGTTGTCTGCTGTTAACAGTTTTGGTCGGCCTGATCTTTCGATAATTGGGGGAGGAAGCAATAATGGAACTGTATGGGGGGCAAAAATAAAATGGTCGGCTGATTTTGCAAGTTATCAAAATGGATCAGCAGGTGATTTTCAAATAGGTATAGATCAAACTGGAACGCGCCTTTCTTTAGGAACAGCCCCTGCTAGTGGAGGTTATCCGAGAGGCTTAAATCCGCAACTTTCTGAACTGCAAATTACTAGTGGTCGAACTGACGTTTTTGGTGATTTATATCTTAATGGTGTTCAGGTAGGAACTGGATCAGGAACAATAACAGAAGTTACAGGAGGAACTAACCTCAATGGCAGTGGCACTAGCGGCACTGTCACACTAAACCTAGATAGTACCATTACAGGCAATCATACCTTTAGCGATAATTTAATTATTGAAGGTGATCTTACTGTCCAAGGTACAACGACAACTGTTGATACTGATGATTTAAATGTAAAAGATAAAAACATTACCCTAAATTATTCTACTGGCGATTCTTCATCCACTGCTAACGGTGCAGGTATCACCATTCAGGATGCGGTTAATTCTACAACTGATGCGACAATCTTGTGGGATTCAACTAACGATAAGTTTGATTTCAGCCACAAGCTAACTACACCCAGTTTAGATGTAAATGGAAACATTACCGTAACTGGAACCGTAGATGGAGTAGACATAGCTACAAGGGACGGAGTATTAACTACTACCACCAACACCGCTAACTCAGCTAACGCTACAGCTAATGCCGCATTGCCTCTATCTGGTGGAACGCTTACAGGGCAAGTAGAGTTTCCATCTTCTGTATCTAATAGACCAGTTCTAACTGGCGGTTTCTTGTCGCGTCAAACTTCAGATGGTGACGCTGACATTTGGGGTATAAGTGAAACTTACTATCCTTCAGAGGGAACAGCGGCAAACGCTTGGGGTATTCGGTGGGCATCAAGCCCAAATCAAATACAATTTGTAGGCGCAAACGCAAATAAAGTAACTTTTGATTTAGATAATGGCGCTATCTCTAGTGGGGCTATTACATCTACAGGTGCTATATCTGGAACAACAGGCTCATTCTCAAGCACTTTATCTGTCACAGGAAAGGCAAATTTAAATAGAGCCAACGGTTCTGTTGGTGCGCCAAACACAGCTAATCACGATACTGGAACTAGAATAGAACTTTACAACTCTAGTGCTACCGCTTGGTACGCTATTGGTATTGAAAGTAATACCATGTGGTTTAATAGTGATGGCAATTACAAGTTCTATGTTGATGCTGTTTCTAAGGTTGATATTGACAGCAGTGGAGTTGTCAACGCTGTCGGTGGATACAAAGTCAATGGTACCGAAATCATAGATTCAAGCAGAAACGTATCTAGTATCAACCTAGTTAAATTTAGAGAAAGCGTATCCTCTTTTTACTCATCGCCCACTAACGCCAACACCTTAAATGCTGGGTATAGTCAAGACGTTGATACTGCTGATATGTGGATTAACTATCGTGGGTATAACGATGGATTCACTAGGTTCCGTGATTTTAGAATTGGTGACGGTAAAAGTAATTGCCTTCTTTTTGTTGACGGATCAGCAAGAGCCTTTGACTTTCAAACTAGTTCTGTTCTCCAAATGGGGGGAACTACATTTATAGACGCAAGTAGGAATATTACGGCAGGAACTATCTCTAGTGGGTCTATTAATGTAACAAGCGGTGGAATCTCTGTTGGAGGCGTAGAAGTTATTACCTCCGCTAGGCAATTAACTAATATTGGTGTCGGCAATTTATCCATGACTAAGTTGACACTTACTAATGGCGCGTCTTCTAATCTAGATTATTTTGTTTCAGGAACTGGCACAGCTAATACGAACTGGAGACTTGTTGGTGCTTCATCTAACATAATGACCTTGACGCAAGCGGGAAACCTTGCGCCAGCAGGAGGATTAACAACTACCACAGGAGCATTCTCAGGTAGCGTGATGGTGGGAAGTACCACTGCACCGACAGAAACTCTCACATTAGATAAATCAAGTGGTAATGTTTTCCAAAGGTTCGACAAAAGCGGAGCAATAAAAGGATTAATAGGTGTTGCCGATGGTTCTGCACAGGGAAGTAGCGCGGCAGTTCAGGGTGACATGATTTTGCGAGGTCAGACTAATTTACTTCTTGATACAGCAGGTACAACTAGACTAACCATCAACTCATCAGGCAACGCCATATTCTCAGGCACTATCTCTAGTGGTGCTATTACAAGTACAGGTAACTCAGTATTTACAGGTGGTAATTCAGACGGTACAGGAAATGCCTTTGAAATTAGAAGAGGTGGAAATACTCAACAACATGCATTAAGAGTTCTGAACACTGGTGAAGTTGTAATATCAAATAATTATTTGTATGCATCATCTGGTGGTACATCTTTCTACTCACAAGGTGATGCAGTATTTAGAGCAACCATTAGAAATGATACTACAGGTATGCCAGTAAAAGTATCAGATGATTTTAATGTAACAGGTGTGTATCAATCAAATGGAACAACTATTGTTGACGCTAGTAGAAACCTAACAAACATCGGCACTATCTCTAGTGGTGCAATAACAGCAGACGGTGGAGCAACGCTCAATGGAGTTGGGACAAGTTCTAGCACCTATCCACTAAGAGTATTTAACGGTGCTAGTACGCCAGATGATCTACTTAGCATAAAAGATGACGGCACAATCATTATGGATGGCCCCAGTTCAGTCGTAGTAAATAAGGGATTAGGCTTATCTGTTTCTGCAAACTTAGGCGTAGGCGGTCAAATATATAATAGCAGTGGTGATGTTGAAGTATCTGGTGGCTTTAAGATTGCTTCTGGTGGCTTAAAGATGGGTACTGCCACAACTACTATAGAAATAATAGACTCTAGTAGAAACCTCTCTAACATTGGCACTATAACTACTACAGGCAAAGCCACCATTGACAATGCGGTGGTTGCTGATTCTTTGCATATTCGGGG